TTAAATCAGACAAGAACGCTTCGTTATCCATTGGTTGACCATCAGGACCGATAAGTTTACCAGCTCCATCAGATGCGAAACCTGACATAACGATTAATACTTTTCTGTAGTTATCTTCAGCGTAAGCAGCAGGTACTAATGAGTCAGCAACCCAAGCAACTGTTGTTACGTTACCTGTGATAGCAGAGTACTGACCTTTAGAGTAATCGAACAATCCTGGAGGGTCCAAAGCTGGTTCGTTACCTTCGTAGAATCTATCGTAAAGGTCTTTAGTGTTGTTGTAGTCGTAACCACTGTTTGGTGTTTGAGTGTCACCAGCGTTTGGTGAACCATAAGGTGCGTAGTGGATACCTGTTCCGTTAGCTCCTAAGTTTTCGTAAGCCTGAATGTTAGGTACAAAGTAGAACAATTTACCGATAGGTAAGTTCATAGCTTGTACTGAAACGATGTCGTTAGCTAATAATTTAGAGAAAACACGTCTTACAATTGGGAAAACAACTGTTTCAAATGCACCTGTGTCAGATGTAGATGATGCTTCGTTGATTAAATACGATGCTTGGTTTTCGTATAATTGTGCTACGTTTTCTTTCATGTGACCTTTAAGACCCTCTAAGAATCCTAATTTGTCCCATTTGTTGATTGTATCTTCTTTGATAACTTTAAGGTGCTTAAGACCGATGTTACCAACAAGACCTGATTCTAATAATGCTCCCATTTTAGTATTTGTTTTGTTTTTATGTTTATTTTTTATTTTATTTTTTTAACCAATTTTACCCATTAAATCTTTCATTCTTAAGAATTGTGGATTTTCATAAGTTTTTGATTCAATCAATGTTGTAGACGAACCTGTAGTTACTGTTTTGTTTAATTTTTCACCAACTGATTCGTTTATTGATTTTGTTTCTACCTTAGATAATTCATCTTTGATTGACTTGTAAAGATTCTTTGATTCTTTTAAAGTTTCAACATCGTCAAATCTTCTAAGGATATTTAATTTTTCTTTTTTAGTAGTTGAGTGTTCAGTGAACAATCTTGTAGCGTAAGCTAAGTTTGAGTTAAAGATTGCAACTTCGTTAAGTTTTTCTCTAAATACATTTAAAGCTTTTCTATATTCTTCATTCTTTTCTCTCAACATTCTAACTTCTTCTTGAGTAGATTCAACTTTAACACCACTATTACCATAATTGTAATTTCTGTTATTAGTGATACCTTTTCTTAATCCTCTACCTTCTTTGGAACCCATACCGTATGTTCTAGCAGCTTCTTTAGTTTCTTCTTTTTCAAAAGCTTTTCTTTTCAAAGTGTCACCTTTTTTAGTGGTGTAATCTTTGTCACCCTTATGAGTTTTAGATTTGTCACCCTTGTTCATTCCGTAATCACCTTCTTTAGTTTCTGCTTTAACAGTTTTGGATTTACCTTCCATATTCTCACCTTTCTTGTAATCGAATTTTGCTTTACCAGTACCAACTGATTTAGGTCCTTCTTTTTTCTTTTCATTGAATCCACCTTTAGCTTTATCTTTGTAAGAAAATTTAGGTCCTGAGCCAATTCCAACACCTTTAGGTTTGTAAGTCTCATTTGTTAAATCGTCCATTTCGTCTAAGTCTTCCATTTCGTCTAAGTCTTCCATTTCGTCTAAGTCTTCCATTTCGTCTAAGTCTTCCATTTCGTCTAAGTCTTCCATTTCGTCTAAGTCTTCCATGTCATCTTCATCTAATGTAATCTCATAAACAACTTCTTCATCATCTTCGAAGTCAATGTCAGATGAATCAACATCAGACATATCACCACTATCAGAGAAAATTGCATTAATTACATCATCGACAGATTCATCTGTTTCTTCGTAAGTCATTTCTTCATCTTGCATTAATTCGTCTTCTTCAGACTCACCAAGCTTGACAAGATATTCTACATCAGCATCTTCGTCAGAAATATGAACATCACCACCGTCTTTTTTAACGATGATTCCGTCATCTTCTCCCATTGCTTTAAATACCTTAAGAATTTCTTCGTCGGAAGCTCCAGTTAAATCTATTGGACTTTCTTCTGAATCCATGTCCATATCCATGTCCATATCCATTTCGTCTTCATCAGAACCCATTTCCATGTCCATACCCATTTCCATTTCATCGTTATCAGCATCCGTATCAACGTCTGCATCTACATCAATCTCCTCATCATCCTGTTCGGAAAGAGATTCTTTTACTAATTGGTTGATTTCTTCCTTCATTGTAGAAGCAAGTATTCCTTTTGCATTTTCGGCTATGACATCTTCAACTTGTTTCATTTGAATGAGAGCCTCTTGAACTAAAGTTTTATTTTCTTTCATGAAAATCTATTATTTTTACAATATAAATATTACCAAAAGACAAAAAATATCATCTTTCGGTAGTTTTATTATTTTTAATTACATTTAAGTAATATGTTAATAAATATTTCAGGGCAAAAAAAAAGTGGTCTTTTGACCACTTTTAATTTAAATTCTTTTAAGATGACTTATTCAATCACTTCATCAATTTTACTTTCAGAAACTGCCGTGATTCTCCAATCATTTGAAAACCCTTGATATTTTTCAGTAACCTTTGCTTCTACATCTGTCACTGAAAAACCTTTAACAAGTTTTTCTTCTCTAATTTTTTTGATTTTACCTGTATTCTCATCAGGTAAGTCATACTGAATTTTCGCTACAAAATATTTTTCGTCCATAATTTATTATTTTCCCAAATAATCGGTTAATTTTCTCATTAAGTCAACCCCTTTAGATTGAAATTCCGAATTTTCAGGTGATTTGTATTTTTTTTCTTCTTCTAGATTTTCCTCATATTTTTCTCTGTCATTAGGATTACTGAATAAGTAAGCACCTGGTGTTGATGGAGATGATACTAAGTCAAAACAAATTAATTCAAAGTCATCTTGTACTTCATTTCTTTCACCAACTTTTTTAAGTGAACCTACACCTCTTGAAGAAACTCCCATAGTAACACCTTGTCTCATCAAGTTAGCTGCTTGGTCTCCTTTAGTAGATACAATACCTCTTTCATGAAATCCTGGTGACGTTAACAATTTAAGTTTACCCATCAAGATGTTTTTATCCCACCATATATCTGTGATGATATGTGATACCCTATCTAAGTCAATTAAAGACGATTCAGGGTGATTAAGTTCTGAAGTTGATAAACCTTTTGCAATTGCCTTTTTATAGTTCTCAGCTTCTCTTTTTAATATTCTTTCAGGATAAAATCTTCCATTTCTATTTGGAGTATCATATTTCTGTAATACCGCATAAAACTCAAAAGGATTTCTATAATCTAATTCTTTTGCTTCTTTTAACATCTCAGCATTACGAATATCTTTTGGGGATACCCAACCTGCATCTGTTTCAATCAATATTCCATGACCTACTTCGTTCGCCTCTAATATTCTTAATTGTTTCATGAATTCTTTTTAAGATAAATATACGCTACAAGTATCTTTTTGATATTAATCATTTTTTGATGGGGAAAATTCAAAGTATTTGTTCTGTATTACGTTTTCTTTGAATATGTTTTTGATAATTTGTTTTACCGAATTTTTTATTTCGGGGGACTTAAAATCCATTTCTTGAGTAGTATATAAGTTAACCTCTAAATTTAAGAATGACTTTTTACCGTGTGAAATACCACTTGTCCTGAGGTCTAAATCAACTATACTCTGTTCTTTAAATAGTTCTGTGTTTATGGAGTTGTATACCGAATGTTTAATGTCTCTACTTAGATTACAGACAACTCGGTTCCAATTGTTGTGTTCAAATTTTGGTGTTACCCACGATTGTATGTTTATGTATAATGATTTTAAATTTTTAGAATCTACTGTACCATACACCGATTTAATTGGATTGTAGAGATTTAACTTTACACTTTTTCCTTTTTTCATTAAGTTTCATATTGTCAATGTTTATTTGTTTGTTAAAAAATAACAAAATTTATGTCCATTGTCAAAAACTTTAAGAAAAATTAAGATATTTGTATTATATGTTAAAAGTAGATGTAAAAAAAGAAGGTATTGAAAAAGCCTTGAAAACATTAAAGTCCAAAGTGATTAAAACCAAACAAAATCAAATCTTGTTTGGTAAAAAAGAATTTGTAAAACAGTCGGTGGTAAAGAGACAACAAAAATTAAAGGCCTCTTACATTCAAAAGATGAAATCTAAATTAGATTGATTCTTCTAAATTCTTTAACTTAAGGAAATTTAATTGGTCAAACTTTTCAACCTTTAATCGGTCAATTGTTTCAGACAATTTTGTTTTAATTTCAAACTCTTGCTCACTTTCTAAAAGTGTTGTAAGTTTGTTGATTGCACTTTCACGTAAGTCATCAAACTTAGTTTTAAGTAATGAAGTATCTTCAGACATTAATTGAATAAACTCTTTTTTTGCATCCTCATCAAGACTTTCAAGGTAACTATTTAAAGTTTGATTCGCAATTGAAACCATAGATTTTAAAGGAATATTAATTGTTTCCTTTACGGTTTCTTTTTTGTTTGATGTTAAAGTTTGGATTAGAGTTTTCTTTGATTTTAATCTTTCCATTAAATCCAATTTATTTGTGTAAACAAGGGCATCTAAGTCAGAATATTTATTCTCAACGTTTTCATTTACAGTTTTTGGAGTTTTAATAGTAGGTATTAATTTTTGAATTAAATGAATACCTTCATCAAGAAAATCTTTGGCGTCGTTTTCAGTTAGTCCTTGTGGTGTAGTTAATTGGTCGTATAAAGAATAAAGTTTTGACATGTTTTTATTACTCAAAACATTGTGTTTGAATTCTTTTAACGATTTTTTAAACTCCTGCTCATTTCTGTAGGACTCTAATAGATTGTTTTCAATTATGGATTTGATTTGCCCGAAAGTCATTTTGTATATTTTAAATATAAATATTACGAGTTTAATAACTTATCCAATTCTTTTGAAATTTCTCCCAAAGAATCTTGACCTTGTTCTAAATTAAAAAATCTACTTCGTTCCGCGAATCCACTTTCTAAAAGAATGTTCATTCTTTCTTTTTGTGATTCAGGCGTTACCTCAGCTTCACCTCCTGCGGGTGGTGCTTCAGCTGGAGGAGCTTCTCCACCTAATTCAGGTGCGGCGGTTTCAAAACCACCACCTCCACCAAATGATGGTGCTGCTCCAAGGTCTTCACCTCCTGTAGTTGCTGCGGCAGTTGATGTTCCTCCTGTTGAACTACCATATAACTTATCAATGTTATCAAATATACCTGTTTTGGTAATAACTGTAGGAGTTGCTTTAAGTTCTTCACCAACAGCTCTTTCAATTCTTTGTTGTTGTAAATCCAATCTGATTTCTTCATCAGAGAATCCAAAAATGTGTTTCTTAGCCCATGTAGATGATACAGGTTGAATACCGTTTCCTGGGTCGGCAACCAAATCTTTATACAATAAAACTTTTTCTTTCCATACGTCGATTTTTAATAAATCGGCTTGTGTTGATGGATTTGTAAGTCCTAATGTAAAGTTCTGTAATTCGTCCTCAAATCCTAATAAGAATAAGTGAACAATTGCAATCTTGTTTAACTCGGCAATCATAGATTTTTGAATTCTGTTGATTGTACGAGCAAAACGGATATCTTGTAATGATAAGTTTTTACCATCACCAACAACTTCTTCAAATCCTAAAAATGCCTTTGGAACACGAAGTGCCGTTAATAATTTCTTTTGAATGTATTCAATATCGGCAATCTCTGATAAGTTTGTTGCTCCAGGTAATGTTGTAATTGGGTCTGGAGCTGCGGGGTCGCGAACAGGAATAAAGTAATCTTGGTCAACCGCCATTTGATTGAATCTCATGTCCACGTTACCTGTTTTAGAATCTACAATTTGTTCTCTTTTGAATTTGTTAGCAACACGGTTTACGTATGCCTCAACGTCATCATCATTCATGTTACCCACAAATACTTTAAACATTCTTCTTTCAGGTGCTCTTGATGTACGATAGATTAACATCGCGTCTTCAGATAACAATAACTGTTTCCAAATACGTCTTGCCTTTTCCAACATAGATGTACCATAAGGAAGTTTTCTATCATCTCCCAATAATCTAAAGTGGGCAATTTCCCATGATTGGAATTCCATATTTCTGTTTTTCCAAGTAAAGTGGAGAGCTTTTTTGTTCTCGTCTTTTTCTTGTGTAATATCAACAGTAATCTTGGCGGCAACCCCAACCTCATGACGTTCAATTTCAATTGTCGGTAATTGTTGACAACCAATGATACCTTTTTCAGGGTCCAATTTTAGGTAAACAAAGTTATCACCATACTTACACGTGTTTCTTGTCCACATAGGTAAGTTGGTGTTAATATCTAAATTGTTGTTAAATAAATCGGCTAATACAGATTTAATACGTTTTGACTCCGAATAAATCTGAAGGATAAATCCATCTTCGTTTGTTGTCGTAGATTCTTCAGAATAGATATCCAACGCCGCAGAAATCTCAGGAGTATATTCCATTGACTCATAATCGTATTGAGCAGATAAACGTGATGGTTCATAATAAATCGCTTGGGAA